GGTCAACTGATCGAGCGTCTCAGCTATGCGTTCCTCATGAACAGCGCAGTGCAGCGCCAAGGTGAACGAGTCACGGCAGAGGAAGTCCGCTACATGGCGAGTGAACTCGAGGATGCCCTTGGTGGTGTCTATTCGATCCTATCGCAAGAGTATCAGTTGCCCTACGTCATGCGTGTTATTGACCGCCTGACAAAGCAGAAGAAGCTCCCATCGCTGCCCGATGGTGTCGCCAAGCCAACTATTGTTACTGGTCTGGAAGCACTGGGACGTGGTCATGATCTTACCAAATACGACATGCTGCTCAAAGCACTCGCGCCCCTCGGGCCTGAGGTTCTGGGTCAGTACATGAACGTGGGTGATTACATTACCCGTATTGGCACCGCCCTCGGTATCGACCTCGACGGTCTCGTGAAGACCCAAGAGCAACTCGAGAAAGAACGGGCAGAAGCTCAACAACAACAACAGCAACAGATGATGGCTCAGATGGCTGAGAAAGCTGTCCCCGCCGTAGCCAAAGAAGGCGCTGCTGCTGTCCGTCAAGCTGTACAACCTCAAGAAGGCTAAATCAACATGGTAGAACAAGTAACCATTAAAGCAGACGAGAAAGACGATAGTCTGGAAGCTGCTTCCGCCGCACAAGATGCTGACAAGGCGGTTAAGGACGAACCAAAGCTGGTCGGTGAGGATGAAACCCCAGAACGCCCTGAGTGGCTTCCTGAGAAGTTCGAGACGCCTGAGGATTTGGCCAAGGCCTATGCTGAACTCGAGAAAGCCAAGAGCAAAGGCGAAAAGCCTACAGACCCGGACGCCGAAGCTGCGACCGATGAAGCTGCTGAAAAGGCCGTGGGTGAAGCTGGTCTGGACATGGAAGCCTTATCCGCTGAGTACAGTGAGAACGGTGAGTTGACCCAAGAGAGTCTTGATGCTCTCGCCAAGGTTGGCATCACCGGTGACATGGTACAATCATATATTGCAGGCCAGGAAGCTCAGGCCACAGAGGCCCGGAAAGAGCTTCTCGAGCCTATCGGTGGTGACATCGAGGCGTACAATAAGCTGACCGCGTGGGCCGGTGAAAACCTGTCAGATGCTGAGGTTGACGAGTTCAACTCGGTCCTCGAGACGGGTAACCCCTCGGCGGTCAAGATGGCCATTCGTGATCTCTCGGCCAAGTACGAGGGTGTCAACGGTACTGAACCCGGTCGCCAACTCACAGGTAAGTCGAATACCTCAGGTGCTGCCGTGTACGAAAGCACTGCTGATCTAATGAAAGATATGTCAAATCCTGAGTATGCGAAGAACCCCGCGTTCCGCGCGAAGGTTGAGGCCAAGCTGGGCCGCTCCAGCATCCTGTAACTTTGGAGGAACCGATATGGTTTCGAACGTACTCACGGGAGGAGGTGGTCCTAATATCTCCCTGATGGAGGGACAGGGTTACTCTTCCCTTTGCAAGGATAAGAAAATGGCTGCACCCTCAGGTCGCAAGTATTCCAAATATGACAAAGACTACCAAGCTCGGCCTGAGCAGGTCAAAAAGCGGGTTATGCGTAATGCTGCCCGTCGCCTTATGGTGAAAAATCATGGCAAGGCCCCGCTGAAAGGCAAGGACGTGGATCACAAACGAGGAACGGAAGCCGGTAACGGTACATCAAACCTCAAGATCATGTCCAGATCAAAGAACCGCTCCAAGAAATAGCAGGGCACTGCTAAAGCACAAGTGTGTCCGTTGGTCCATGTACCCGGTCGGGGAGACGAAACGTCCCCGGCGCATTCCTGTAGGCCCTACCCGCTGCATAGCAAGATAGGGTCATCACGAGTGCGTCTAGCTAACCCACTCTATCCCACCAAAACAGACAAGAACAACGAACTCACAACCGTGCGGCCCCCTGCGGGGGATAACCCATGAGACGTGGCGCTGTGAAGTCCTGAGGTGAACCGAAAGAAAAACCACCCTTACACTTCCCAAAAATCCCTAGAAAGGATTCCCACAATGTCTAATGCTGCTCCAAGCCGCCTCGGCCAGGGTCAACTCGCCGGTGCAACGGATGCGCTGTTCCTCAAGGTGTTCTCGGGCGAGGTTATGTCCTCGTTCAACGCGAACACCGTAATGTCCGACAAGACCCGCGTTCGTAACATCACGAGCGGTAAGTCGGCACAATTCCCTGCCATCGGTCGCATCAGTGCTGAGTACCACACTCCCGGCGCTGAAATCCTTGGCAACAAGGTCGAACACGGCGAGAAAGTCGTGACCATTGATGACCTTCTGATCTCCGACAGCTTCATCGCCAACATTGACGAAGCCAAGAACCACTATGAGGTTCGCTCGGAATACTCTCTTCAGATGGGTGCTGCCCTCGCGCAAACCTATGACCGCTCGCTGATCTCGTTGGCTGTCAAGACTGCCGCCGCTGCTGACGCTGGTGCCGTTGCTGACCAAGGTACTGCGTCCAACACCAACATTGGTGCAACCCCGACAGTCGCTAACATCGTTGAAGCTCTTTACGAAGAAGCTGCTGCCATGGATGAACTGTACCTGCCAGCCGAAGATCGCTTTGTGATCGTCTCGCCTTCGACATACTGGAAGCTCGTACAGAGCGACAAGCTGATCGACCGTGACTTCGGTGACAACGGTTCGTACTCCGATGGTACTATCATGAAGGTTGCAGGCATGTCCATCGTGAAGTCGGCCAACCTCGGCATCGACCACACGGCGAACACCGCTCAATACCCTAACGCCGGTACGAAGTACATGACCAATACGTCCAATGTCTCTGCTCTTGTCCTCCAGCGTTCGGCCTTGGCTACTGTCAAGCTGATGGAACTGGCTTCCGAGAGCGAGTATGACATTCGTCGTCAAGGTACTCTGATGGTCTCCAAGATGGCTTGCGGCCACGGCGCTGTCCGTCCCGAAGGTATCCGTACGCTGACCGCAGCGGCCTAATCCTTCCTATATGGTAGCGATTACCTAAACGACAACACCCTCTCTCGTATCGCACGGGAGGGGGTATTTTCAGCCTAATCGAGAAAGGATCGCTGATGGCTTACCTCATCACGCCAACGACGGAACTCGAAGCCGTCAATGAGTGCCTCGAGAACATCGGACAGGCACCCGTGAGTTCAATCTCAGGTGACATCAGTGTTGATGCTCAGATTGCGCTCAACTTCGTACGCAAGGTGAACCGTGAGATGCAATCCCGAGGTTGGCACTGGAACACCGATAAGAATTACCCCCTGACGCCTAACAACGATGGGGACATTGTACTCCCGTCTGGCACGATGGCCGTCCGTAGCTATGGGGCAGACGAGCGGCGAGACGTGGTCATTCGAGGGCCTGCTCTCTACGACCGTGATAACCGCACATACCGGTTCACTGAGGTTGTGAATACTCAGATCACTATTGCCCTGACATTCGAAGAACTCCCCGAGCCAGCCCGTCGGTACATCGCGTTGAAAGCGGCAAGGGTCTTCCAAAACAGGGTGGAAGGTCGCGCGGACGAAAGTGACATGCGCGACGAGATGCAGGCCATGGCAATCCTCATGGCTGACGAGCTTCGAAGTGAAGGCAACAACGCACTCACTGATAACTGGACTGCTGCTGGCACCATACGTCGCCACCCGTTCGGTTACATAGAAAGATAATTAAGATTTAAAATGGAGTCATCCCCACCATGACATTCGTGGCAAGCACGATCCCCAACCTCGTGTCGGGGGTTTCTCAACAGCCTGCACCATCCCGGCTCCGCACCTCTGGTGAAAAGATGGTCAACGCATTTCCCTCGGTGGTCAGTGGGCTGATCAAACGGCCCCCTTCCGAGTTTATCAAAGAGCTATCCCCAAACATGACCGTGAGCGACACCGCAGCGGTACACATGATTAACCGTGATGCGACCGAAAAGTATATCCTCGTGTGCGGCAATGGCGACCTAGAGTTGTATGACGAGGAAGGGACAAAGCAGACCGTATCGTTCCCCCATGGGAAGGATTACCTACCCACCGCCGATATCTGGCGCAAGATGCGCTTTGTCACAGTGGCTGATACCACGTTCATGCTCAACACGGATATTATGGTTCAGGCAACAGACATACCTGAGGCCTCTGCAACCCTAAAGACCGTGGGGGAGGTAACCATCAATCAGGCCGTGGACACCTTCACGTACACCATTACAGTCGATGGGACGACCTACGCGGAGTACACATCTGTCACACCACAGGAGGAAATCACTCATTACGACTCGGGCAATATTATCCAAGAGGAAATCCCCTCAGACACTCTCGTAGACATCGCTACAGGTCTATTCAACGACATGGTCGCCCGAGGGTACACCTCCGCTGAACTAGCGTACACCACGATCACCGTGGATGTCCCTGAAGATGCTACCGTCGCAGGACCCACCTACGTCACCACCAGCACGTTGCAAATACCAATCACTGGTGTTGGCGGCTTTCGTCAGAATCCGGCACTGAAAGGCTCCGTGTTCATCAAGAAGGCTGTGGCCTCAGTGACCTATGCGGTCTACGTTGGAGACACCTTGGCTGGATCGACGGCCACAAGCGACAACACAACTGCATCTACTGCCCTCGAGGGCACCGCAGAGATCGCTCGAAATCTGGCAGCGAACATGCGGGCCAATGGTTATCCAAGCGCAGAGGCCGTGGGCACAACCGTCACGCTGGACATTGCAGCGGGAGAGAAGCTCACCGTTCTCGATGAGTTTGGTGGTGGCTCTATGGAATCCTATACGGACACCCTACAGGCGTTCGATGATCTGCCTCCGATTGAACTCAATGGTCGCTTGGTGAAAATTCAAGGTGACTTGGAGGAAGCCGGAAGTAGCTATTGGGTCGAGTTCAAGGATGGTATCTGGACCGAGAGTGTTGGCTATGAGGCCAAGCGCGGTCTGGACGCGGCGACCATGCCCCACGTCCTCGTGAAGGTAGGGACCAGCCAGTTCGAGTTCCGTCAAAACGATTGGAAGGACCGCTTGGTTGGGGACGAAGACAGTAACCCCGACCCCAGCTTCGTCGGTCAGGAGATCAACAACATGTTCCTGTTCAAGGGACGCCTTGGTCTACTATCGGGGGAGAATGTGATCCTGTCCGAAGTGGCGCTCCTCGAGAACTTCTACCGGACAACCGTAGTCCATCTCCTGTCCTCTGACCTGATCGACATCGCGTCCACCACTGGCCGGGTCTCGACGCTATATCATGCAGCCTCATTCTCGGACGAGCTAATCCTCTTCTCGGACAAGCAACAGTTCCGTTTGTCCTCAACCAACGTCCTATCCGCTGAAACTGTGGGCATCATCAACTCGACAGGATACCCGTGTTCAACTCGGGTCGCTCCTGTGACCGTTGGGTCAAGCGCATACTTCATAGCGGAGGGTGCCACGCACTCGCTCGCACGGGAAATCTTCATCGACGGTGCCCGTGAGACAGTGAGTGGCGAAGACATCGCTGTTCAGGTTCCCAACTACATTCCCTTGAACATTCGAGGGCTGGCCGCATCCACAGCGGCTGACGTGTTCTTGGCCCTTTCTGAGGACAAGCCCAACGAACTCTACGTCTACAAGTGGTACATCACGGAGCGGAAGAAAATC